TCACACCTTGCGGTCAAGCAGCTCCTTGACCAACGCGGCTTGCTCGGGGTCGCCGAGGGCCAAAATCCAAGTTGGTTCAGGGTCAACGTCGGTGTACGTCGACAGATCCGGGGCGTCGGTTCTGACCTCGTATGGCAGGGCCAACTTTGCCACAGCAGCCTCAGCCTCAGCTCGCCGGGATTGCGGGCCGCGGACAATGTTGGCTTCACGAGTGACGGCATCGCTTCTGGATTCAGGATGCATATGACGATCTCCGGTTGATGTAGCCGGATGATTGCCCAGTTCCGCTTGCCGATCTATAACGCGCGATTGACCGAGCGTAACGGCATTTCCCACGTTTTCCGCGCATTTAAGTTAGCGCGTCGGGGTCGCTTTCGAACCTCTCTTCTTTCGCACGTAGATCTCGGTCGTAGTCACCGATGAATGCCCCAACTGGGCCTGCGCCTCGCGGATATCCTTGGCCGAATCGGCCTTGTCCGTACCCGCCTTGGCGCGGAGATCTCGGAACTGGAATTCCCCCTTTTCAATGCCCGCCGCCTCTCTGGCCTTGTCGAACCGGTAGCGGAGTGCTGCCCGGCCGAGCGCCAGGCCGTCATCGTCCACGATCAGCCGCGTGCTGTAGACCTTCTCTCGCCCGTTCGGGCACTTCTCCCCCTTACGCTTTGCAATGCGGTCTAGCAGCGCGGCTAGCTCGCCCGTGATCTCCATGGTGACGCGGTTGCTGGTCTTCGACTGCTGGATGATGAGGCCGCGCGCTGTGACCTGGCGCACGTCCATCGACCACACGTCGCCGACGCGCTGGCCGGTCAGGTAGGCCAGATCCATGGCGTCGCGCAGAGCAGCGTCGGCGTGCGCATAGACAGCTCGGAAAGCCTCATCGTCGACGTACACGTCGCGGCCGCTCTCCTTGTTGCGACGAATGCCCTCGCATGGGTTAGGTAGATCGGTGATTCCCTTTCCCCGTGCCCAGTTCCAGATGTGCGAAAACAGCGACACCTCCCGGTTCGCGATCACTTTCGCCTTCCGCCAATCCAGATACTGCCGGATGTTGATCGGGCGGATGGCTTCAAACGGCGCCGGCGGCGCGTCGAAGTAGCTCAGCAGCGCGGTGATGCAGCGATTGTTGAGGCGCTGGGTGGTGACGGCCTTGGTAGGAACCACCTCGGCGCGGTAGCGATCGGCAACGTGCCGGAAGGTCACGACGGCCGCTGCGGGGATCGTGCTCGCGTGTTCGATCTCGGCCCATCGCTTGATGGCCACGCCGTAGTCGCTGCCGAGGGGTGTTTCGCGCCTCGGCTTGCCGCCGTGGTCATAGTAGTAGTGGGTCACGCCCGATTTCTGCTTGCGTGGCCTGAACCGGGGGATTGCCCCCGGCTTACTCGGTTTCCGTCCCATTTCAAGCGACCTTGCTGGAAGTCCATGTCGGCGGCGCCTTTGGTGCATGCGCCATTCCCTCAACGCTGGAGCGCAGCACGACCGGCCAGTCGTGCGCGTCCAGGTAGTGCTTGATCCCATTCTTGCGGAGAAATGCCGCCTGGCGCGCGCGCTGTGGCGTGCGGCACAGGCCGGTGATCTCGTCCCGCGACAAATACATGTCAGACGCCACTGGCCACCTTCCCTCCGCCTGCCATCACCAGGCGCATCTGTACGACGTTGTCGGCAACAGCTGCCGGCGACGGTGCCCGCGCGCTGCGCTCGGGCCGGTTGAGCCGGCGCCATGCTGCGATGGCCTTGTCGGGGTCGGCATGCTTGCTGGTCGACCTGCAGGCGCACTCGACCAGGTGGCCACCGCCGGCGGAGGCGCAGCGCTTGTCGTGGATGTGTCGCGCGCGGTGGCCGGCGGCGCAGTTCGGCAACCCTTCCGGGTGGCTGATATGTTCCTGGGTCATGGCTTGTTGCACTCCTCGATGTGGGCCTGGAGCTTTTCCAGGAGGAAGGCGGCTTGCGCTGCACGGTGGCGGCGGTCGTAGGCGTTGAGGTTGGCCGGCGCATCCCTGAGCCACTCCAGTGGCTCGACCAGCCATTTCGGATCGAACGGGAGCAGAGTTCGCGGATCGACCTTCTTGACCAGCGGGGAACAATCGGGGCCGGCCCAGTCCTCGGGATCGCCGCACCTGATGCACACGCCTGCCTTGAACGCGTGATCGCGCTCCGGCTGGATGACGCGCGGGGTTTCCCACAGAGCGCGCACGACCCAGCCGCGCTTCGCGGCGTGATAGAAGTGCTCAGGGGTGGCAGTCACCCAGCACCCGGGCCCCATGTCGTTCTTGTTGCGGTACTCCCAGCGCACGGGCGGTTGCGAGTACAGCTCTTGCAGGAGGGTGTCGCTCCACTCGCGAACCTGGTCGGCGGAGATTGGCGCGCCGGCGGCGCCCAGGCGGCGCATGGTGGTGACGACCGCGGCGACAGGCGACGATGCCTTGGTGGCCTCGACAACGGTTGCCGGGGAAACGGGAAGGTCTGCGGTCATGCCGTTGCCTCCTGTGCGGCGTGGATCTGCTGTCCGATCCACTGGATTACGGGAATGGCGAAGCTATTGCCGAGCAACCGGTAGCGTGGTCCGTCGGCCATCAGGGGACCGCCATCCATTCCGCCTGAGTGGCGCTGCAGGTAGTCGGCATAGTGCGAATCAGGCTCGTTCTTCCGTTGCTTGCGGGGCTTGCCAAGCTTCGGCACCAGGGTCCAGTCATCCGGCGCGCCCTGTAGGCGTTCGCACTCGCGTGGGGTGAGACGGCGCACCTGGTTGGGCATGTATCCAACAGCCTGGACCTCGGCGCGCGCCTCAATCGTGTATGCGTGCTCGGATTGCACGCCGACACCGTCCGGGCCGCTGGCCGGGTTTAAACGCGTAGCGCCTGCCTGGATCGCGTAAGCAACGGCCACCTGTCCGCCTGCGTTTGCGTGGCTGCCCTGATGTCCCATCGTGCGCAAAGTGGGAGCCACATGTTCGCTCAGGCTTCTAGCGGGGTCACTATCCTTGCATCCGAACGCCAGATAGGTTGTTTGCTTCATTCCTGGCTGCGCGGCGAGAGCTCCCGCCACGGCTACCTCGCGAACTTCGTCGCGTTGGTTCTGCGTAAAGGCAACTGGCACCAATGGCGTACCACGCCCAGTCCCGTCCTCACTTGCGTCAAAGCCCTCAGCACGCAGGGTATGCGCCACTGCCGGGATCAACAGGCCAGCGTGCGCGTCCTGTTGGGTCGCGCTGCCAGCGCCCTTCGGATGGGCGCTCAACGTCCCAGCGACTAAGCCGCCTTGGCACTCGAAGTCGGTTCCGAGACCGCCGCCTCCTTGAGTGCGCGCGCTAAGGGTGCCGGTAACGCTTTCCCCCGTGTCGCGGCGCGGCGCAGAATTCCCGCGCAGGCCGTCGCGCTCAAGAAGTACCGGGGGTCTATCGGACCAGTTTCCAGTATCGAGGACAGCGAACACGCGACGGCGCCGCTGCGCCACTCCGAACCACTGCGCGTCAAGCACGGACCATTCGACCAGGCCGTTGTCACCCAGCGCAACGCCTTCGGATCCCCAGCCACCTGCGGGGACAGGGAGCTCGGATCCTGCCATTGCACCAACCACGACAGCAAAGTCTCGCCCCTGGTTGCTGCTGAAGGCCCCTGGGACGTTCTCCCACACGAGCCAGCGTGCTCCGCAAAAATGTCGAGCTGCATTGAAGATCCTCATCTGATGGTGGAAAAGGCTGGAGCGAGCCCCAGCGAGGCCGGCGCGACGGCCCGCGATGGACAAGTCCTGGCAGGGACTGCCGCCGATCAGAACGTCGAACGCGCCAAGAGCTGCGACTTGTTCCTCGGTGATCTCTGTGACGCTTCCGAGGTTCGGCACATGGGACAAGCGGTGGCGCAGCAGTGCGCATGCAGCCGGTTCGATCTCGGCGACGCCAACGCACGTCCACCCCAGCGGAGCCCACGCAAGGTGAGCCGCTTCCATGCCGGAGAAAAGGGACAGATACTTCAATGGATACCTCGTAGTAGGTACGTGTCACAATGCGCGAAATTTGTGGACCAGGAATCCAAATGGACCTTCTGAGAAGCCGCGTTCTAGTGAGCATCGTTTCGGCAGGCATTGGTGCAGGTTTGGTAATGCTTGTGCTCGGGGTGCCAAGGCTCTGGACGGCGGAGGCAGCTGGCTGGGCGTCCGCAGTTGCGACAACCGGAGCCGCTTTCGTTGCGCTCTATGTCGGCTTGCTTCCGTCTCGGCAGTCGGCAAAAGCACGTCAGAAAATCGCAGATAGTGTCTTGAAGCTCTTGGTTGCGGAGGCGACGGAACAGTCGTTCTACGTCAGCTGCTCCGTCGCATATCTGAGCAGGAGTGACGTCATCGGTGCAGGCTTTAACCATGCGAGGAAGTTCGCTGAGCGAATGGACGCAGAGCCATTTAAGGAAGCGCTCCCGTACTTCGATGCGCTGCCACCTGAAATCGTCGAACTGATTACGATTGCAATTGTCACCATTCAACGAAACACACGTCTCATATCGGCAACGCCCGAGTCCGCTGCTACGGCAACGCTGGGAAGTGAGACCCTCACCATGGCCAAAAGTCTCAAAAAGGTCATGGACTCGCTTGACGATTTTCGGCGCGCAGCAGGTCACATCATTGGCCAACCGCCCAAAGACCACCCAGATCGAGTCTCGAACCTGGTAGACGCGTGGGCGGCCGCCGCCCGCACTTTCGTGGATTTGCAAGTCAAATCGTAGAAGTGCGTCGCGAGCGGTCCCGGAGGCGCAAGTCCCGGCCAGCGCTCTGTTCGGCGCGGCTACATCCGAACTGGCCACACCGCACGGCGATCGGCCGCTCACAGTCGCGTCTCCTGGGCGCGCGCAGGGGCTGAGCTGTGCGCGGCGAGGTGTTCCCAGCGTTCCGCTTCGCCCACGTAGTACGCGTGGCGTTCCTGCCTGACGGTGGCGGTGAACTGCACGTCGTGCAGTGCACGCTCTGCTGCGGCGCGGTTGGCCGCTGCCATGCGGGCTGGGTCGTGATCGAAGATGTCGAGCTGGTTACGCACGCTGGACTCCTGGAATGGGTTGCCGGCTGTTGGAGCCCGGCCGGCGCGGGTTCCCTGCGCTACAGGGGGAGAGCGCAGGGCAGGGGGTCAGTGGGTGTCGTCGGCCTGCAGCGGCGCGCGCTGTCGGTCTGCCGCGCGCTCGCGCATTTCCTTGCGGAAGGCGGGCCAGCAGCGGCGGGATTCGATGACGCATGCCCGGCTGAAGTAGCCGATGCCGAAGCAGGCGACGAGGAAGATCGAATCGGCGCCGGTGGAGAAGGCGCGCGCGAGCAGCGCCAGCAGCAGGCCGACGACGACGGCGCAGTAGAGGGGCAGGGCCAGGTGGCGCATCACTCGGCCCCGCACAGGAAGCCCGGGCTGGCTTCTTCCAGCCACGTCCGCATGGTGGTCATTTCGCCGGTCGGCTGTTCGTCTTCGCCGAATTCGGGGATCGACCGATCCAGCTCTGCGGCGGACACCTCGCGGGGATAGCCGTCATCGCAGGGATCGCCCATGTCTTCCTCATACAGACGGGCGGCATCTTCGGGCGTAGCGGCGGCGTAGATGGTCGGCATGTCGTCGACATAGAAGGCTTTCAGCTGGGTCATGGGGATTGCTCCTGGCGGGGTGATGGGCGGGATGCCGACGGCCATGGCGGCGAAGAAGTCGTGGTCGGTCACGGCTGGCCGCCTGTAACGCGAACGCTCGGCTTGCCGGCGACTTCGACTGACGGGTAGAACACCCGGTACTTCCCGGTTTTCAGGTTCTTTGTGCGCACGTTCACTGACGCCCAGGGCTCGCCGCTGGTGCTCAGGTGCAGCTCAGCAGTGGTGCGAACGATCAGGGCCTCACGCTCGACCACCTCATGGCCGTATCGCTGCGATCGAACGATGCAGAGAGAGCCTGGCGGATAGGCTTCCTGGGCAGCTGCGAAAGCAGCCATTGCCGCGTGCTCCAACGTGGCCAGGTGCGTCTCCAGCTGTGGCTGCTCCTGACGGTACTGGCGGCTCATGCAGCACCTGCCTGTGCGCGCGCTGCACGGCGGGCGGCGGCGACGGCGCCTGCAGCGCTCTGGCCGTGCCGCAGTACGGCATTGGCGGCGCTGCTGGCGGCGACGACGACCTGATAGGGGAGGAGGCCCCAGCGGCGCCCGGCGTGGGCGACTGCGCGTGCGGCGGCCGCCGCGCGCTGTTCGTTGGAGTGGTGGGCGAGGGCGGCGCTCATGCGGCGGCGTCCTGGCTTTCGCCGCGCAGCTGATGTGCGGCGTGCTGAATCTCCACCGAGAGGTGGTCGGCCTCTTCCAGTTCAATGTAGAGGCTGGCAGCGCCCACCTTGATGGCGACAACGCCGAGGGAGGGAATCGCTACGACGGTGGGTGGCGCCTTGCTGACGCCCAGGGAAAGGGTGGCCATGCGTGATCTCCTGCGCCCGGCCCCGGGATGGGGCTGCGTTGGGCGACGGAGCAAACGTTAGTCCCGAACTAATCGTTAGTCAACAGCTAACGGCTAATATTTTTTATGAACGGGCCTGGCAGCCCTCCCGGCACCGAGCCGGCGTGGGTGCCCGAAGAAGGGAACTTTCCCCCAAAGGTGCATCGCCAGGCCCTACGTTGGAGCCGTGGATTGGTAGCCAGTGGCAGTGCCTGCTGGCAGGCCACCCATGCAGTGATCCGGCCGCGCCCACGCTGGGATGCTGGTGCGGGACGGTAGTGCGAGGAGGCAACGGCCCATGAACGGGGCCGTTTAACGTTAAAACTTCCTGGCCGTGAGGTAGGTCTATCTATCTAGAAGGAAGAAAAAGATACGCTGAAACCTAACTGGCATAAGGGTTTCACTGAAATTTGAGGCGTCCCGGCCGATGATGAACCATGATTCCCAATGCCCAATAGTGAAATTAGGTGAACCTGAGTGGATTTCAGTGACACCAATTGGTCTCAACAGGTGATACGATTCGCGCACTGCCAGCCATGGAGTGCTGCCAGTCGGTTTGCCCATAAGGCCTCGATTCCCACGAGGACACAATGAACAAGATGATTACCTCCCTGAATGCGGTTCTTGCTGGTTTCGGTAGCGCTTTCGCGCTGTTCCCGACTGGCCAGATCGAGCACTACATCAAGCGCGAGCCTGTTGAGGCTCGTATGTACGCGAACTTTGCTCGCGTTGGCGTTCGCATGGATGCAGCTATGAACAAGGTCAGGGATGAGCGGAAAGAAGCCGAACAAGGCTAAGAAGCAGCCGCAAGCCAAGATCAGTTCTTCCACAGCCGCTGCGATCAGGGTTGCCCCAAGTGCGCTGAAGGTTGGGGAGTCCACGGGCGGCCCACCGATGACTAAGCAGGTGGCAGTCCAGCAGACATGGCATGGGCCAATCCCATCGCCTAAACAGCTTGCCGACTTCGAAGCGATCAAGCCGGGTCTTGCTGATCGCATCGTTCGGATGGCGGAGGACGAGGGAGAGCACACTCGACTATGTGAACGACGGGCCCTGAACTGGTCGATCGTTTCGCAGTTGGTCGGGCAGTTGTTCGGTGCCGGCTTGGCTATCGCCTGTCTTGTTGCTTCGTACCAATTGGCGATGGCTCAGCACGAAGGCGTTGCTATGGTGCTCGGTGGAACGACGCTCACGACTGTTGTTCTTGCCTTCCTGCGGTGGCGCAAAAGCCCCGCAAAGGAATGAAGAAAGCCCCGCTTTGGCGGGGCTTTTTTTGTTGTCCCAATTTGGGACGGTAGTAAGGGCGTCGTCGCTCCTTAGAACTTGCGAAGCCCTGCGTGGATCAACGCCTTTCCTAGGATGCTCACTTCGCCCGGATCCGGACGGTAGGCCGGGAAGTCGGTGTTGACGCTTACGACGTAGAGACCGTCGCCGCGTTTCTGCAGCATCTTGATCTGCGTCTCGCCACCGACGTTGATGAGGTAGTAGTCGTCGCCGTCGAAGTAGTCGCAGCTGGTGTCGATCCAGACAATGTCGCCGTCTTCGAGCTTGGGACGCATCGACGGCCCCCGGCCGGTGATGATCTGGATCCGACCAGGCTGGGGCAGGTAGCCGAGCTTCCGCCGGACCTCCCACTCTGCGACCTCGATGGTCTTCACTACCTCCGGGTAGTCCTGGTTGACCATCCCTGCGCCCATCCCTGCACCCCCTTCAAACAAGTCGAAGCGAACATAGCCGGGTGGTGTCTCATTCTCCGGGATTGGTGAGACGGATACCTCTCCATCTTCACTCCACTGGGGCCGGTCCATCCAGCCGTGGTCCTTTCCCAAGGCGCTGCTGATCTTCTTGGCCACATCGTCGCCGATGTACTTCCCACCGAGTAGCTGGGACACGTACGACGCAGACAAGAAGCCGCCCAACTGGGCTCCTTGGTCCCGCCGCCCCTTGATGCCCTTCATTTCAAGGGCCTCGATCAGGTGGCGAAAGTTGCGGCTGCGGATCTCTCGAATGTCCATCGCGGCAGGTTAGCTGGTAACTAATCAAATTCGTGCAGCTGTCAGCTTGCAATAAGCTGTTAGCTGTGGACTAATAGCCGGCATGGACATGTCAGCCCTCGATAGAGCAGTTCAGTCGGCAGGTAGCCAGCAGGCCCTTGCTCAGCTTCTCGGCATTAAGCCGCCGTCGGTATCCGGCTGGTACGACCGCTGTCGCGTTCCAGCGGAACGTTGCATCGCGATTGAACTGGCCACTGGGGTCTCCCGTCCGGGTGCCGGCGCCGCAGCGGCCAAGTTCTGGGGCGCTGTCGGCGCGGCCGGCTGGAGCCTGGCCATCGGCGGTGTGGCGCAGATGCTGTCGCCCCAGCCGCGTGGCCTGGGGACGAAGGAGAGCGCCGAGAACACGCCGAACTACAGCATGAACGGGCCTGTGAACGTGCAGGCCCAAGGCAACCCGGTGCCCGTCGCCTACGGCGGCCACGACACGAAGGGGATGGTCGTCGGATCCGTGGTGATCAGCGGCGGCATCTACGCGGAGGACCAGCAGTGAACCGAGCCGTCAGCTATCAGCACGATCCGCTGGCCCTGGCGTGCGCTGATGTGATCGGCGCAGGCGGCAAGAGCAGCAGCAACGCCCGCACGCCGGTGGAAACACCGGACAGCCTGCACTCGATCTCCTACGCCAAGGTCCTGGACCTGATCAGCGAGGGTGAGATCCGGGGCCTGGTGGCCGGCAACCAGTCCATCTACCTCAATGAGGTGCCGATTCAGAACAGCGACGGCAGCTTCAACTTCAACGGGGTGAAGGTCGAGACGCGCTCTGGCACGCAGGACCAGGAGTACATCCCGGGCTTTCCGTCCGTCGAGAACGAGATCGGCGTCGGCGTCGAGCTGCGCGACGCACCGGTAGTGCGCGCGGCGTCCGGGCAGGACCTGTCGGCGGTACGGATCCGGTTCGGCGTGCCCGCCCTGCAGCGGCAGAACACCGAGAACGGCGACACCGAGGGCTACGCCGTCGAGTACGCCATCGATCTGTCCACCGACGGCGGCGCTTTCAGCACGGTGCTGAGCAACGCCTTCCGTGGCAAGACCACCACCGAGTATCAGCGCAGCCACCGCATCGACCTGCCGCCGGGCAATCAGTGGCAGGCGCGGATCCGCCGCCTCACGCCGAACGCGAACAGCTCCACCGTCGCCGACACCGTGAACGTGATCTCCATGACCGAGATCATCGACGTGAAGTTGCGCTACCCGAACTGCGCACTGGCCGCGATCCAGATCGACGGCAGCCAGTTCCAGGGCAAGCCGACCACCGCATACCGCATCTGGGGCCGGATCATCCGCGTGCCCAGCAACTATGACCCGATCGCGCGCACCTACACCGGGGTGTGGGATGGCACCTTCAAGTCGGCCTGGACGAACAACCCGGCGTGGGTGTTCTTCGACATGGTCACCAACGACCGCTTCGGCCTTGGCGATCGCATCCCGCTGGACTGGGTGAACAAGTGGCGCCTGTACGAGATCGCGCAGTACTGCGATCAGCTGGTCAGCGACGGCATGGGCGGCATGGAGCCGCGCTTCACCTGCAGCCTGTACCTGCAAACCCGGGCGTCGGCCCACAAGGTGCTGCAGGACATGGCCAGCATGTTCCGCGGCATCAGCTTCTACGCGGCAGGGCAGATCATGGCCTCGGCGGACATGCCGAAGGACCCGGTCTATACCTACAGCCAAGCCAACGTGGTCGATGGGAAGTTCACCTACACCGGCAGCGGCGGCAAGGCGCGGCACACCGTGGCGCTCGTGTCGTGGTCGGATCCCGACGACTTTGGCCGGCAGAAGGTCGAGCCGGTCCAGCTGCAGGAGGGCATCGCGCGCTACGGCGTGAATCAGATCGAGGTGACAGCCTTCGGCTGCCACTCCAAGTCGCAGGCACAGCGCGTCGGGCTGCACATCCTCTATAGCGAAAATCTGGAGACGGAGACCGTCAGCTTTGCCGTGGGCCTCGATGCTCTGAACTGCATGCCGGGAGATGTGATCCAGGTGGCCAACGCCAAGCGCGCTGGCCGGCGCAATTCCGGCCGTATCAGTGCGGCCACGGCGAGCAGCCTGACCCTGGACGTGGTGCCGCCCTCCATGCAGGTCGGGGACGTCCTGCGCGCAACGCTGCCGAGCGGCAAGACCCAGGCCCGTACCATCAACGGGGTCAATCCGGAGACGCGCGTGGTGACGGTCTCAGCGCCTTGGAGCGAGGTGCCGGTGGCGCACTCGATCTGGGCGACGGAATCGACCGACCTGGTGATGGAGCAGTTCCGGGTGATCAGCATCACCGAGGAAGACGGGCTGACCTATCGCATCACGGGGCTGACCCATCGCCCGGACAAGTTCGGTGCGATCGATGACGGCACCCGGCTGGAGCCGCCTCCGGTCAGCATCGTGCCACCCAGCGTGCAGCCGCCGCCGGCCAACGTGCGCATGTCCTCGCATGTGGTGATCGATCAGGGTATTGCGACGCCGGTGCTGACCATCGAGTGGGACGCAGCCGCCAAGGCTATTGCCTACGACGTGGAATGGCGCCGGGACGACCTGAACTGGGTGCGTGTCGGGCGCGTGGGCACGGCCAGCGCGGAGGTGCGGGGGATCTACGCGGGCAAGTACCTGGCCCGGGTGCGTGCGGTCAATGCCCTCAATGCCGTGTCGCAGCCGGCCCTCAGCGTCCTCACCGACATCCAGGGCAAGACGGAGCCGCCGCCGTCGCTGACCTCGCTGACGGCCGCGTCGGTGGTGTTCGGCATCCAGCTGGCCTGGGCGTTCCCGCCCGGGGCAACCGATACGGAACGCACCGAGATCTGGCGCAGCGCGGGACCGAACCTGGAAAGCGCGACGAAGCTGGGCGATTTCGCCTATCCCCAGAACCGGCACCGGCTCGATGGCCTGGCCGCCGGCGCGAAGTTCTACTTCTGGGGCCGGTTGGTGGATCGCAGCGGCAACATCGGACCGTGGTATCCGGCAGGCGCTGGCGTGGTGGGCGAGTCGAGTACCGACGTGACCGAATACGACGCGTACTTCTCCGGCCTCATCAACAAGAGCGCGCTGGGGCAGGAGCTGCTGTCGGAGATCGAGAGCATCAGCAGCATCGTCCCGTTGATCTGGGTTGCAGATGCCACGTATGAGCCGGGCCAGACGGTGGTGCACAACGGCAAGATCTGGCTGTGGACCGATGCCGACCCCGGCAACGAGGAGCCGCCCGGCACGAAGTGGAAGAGCGTGGGCGATGCCGTGGCCGAGGCCGGTGCGCTGGTCGGGCGGATCGACCAGCTGGAGCTGGACGTTACGGAGATCGATGGCAAGGTCACCGCGGTGGGCAATCGTGTAGACGGCCTGGTTGCGCAGTACAGCGCCGAGCATGCGGGCGATGAGGACTGGAACGCAGGCGATGAGGATTCGTTTGCCGGCACGATCACCACGCTGACGGTCATCGCCAGTGGCGACTATGCACTGGGCCGGCGGGTGGAGAACACCGAGGCATCGGTGGGTGAAACCCAGGCGATGGTGCAGCAGACCAGCCAGGCGTTGGTGGACGTCGACGGCAGGATCAGCGCGTCGTGGAATCTGAAACTGCAGATCACGGCCAATGGCCAGTACTACGCGGCCGGCATGGGCATCGGCATCGAGAACCAACCCGATGGCAGCTATCAGAGCCAGATCCTGTTCCAGGCGGACCGGCTGGCGTTGATCAACCTGGTGAACGGTCAGGTGACTACGCCCTTCGTGATCCAGGGCGGCCAGACGTTCATCAGCCAGGCGCTGATCGGCACCGCGTGGATCACCAGCGCCAAGATTGCCGATGCAGCGATCACCAACGCGAAGATCAGCGGCGCGATCCAGTCCGATGACTATGTCGCTGGCCAGACCGGCTGGAGGATCGACAAGGCCGCCGGCGGCGGATTCCAGTTCAACGGAATGGTGGCCGGCGGGTATCGCCTCAACATCACCAACCAGGGCGTCTACATCTACTACCCGAACGGCAACCCGGCCGTCGAACTTGGAGTGCTGCTGTAATGGCTGATGTGGGGCTACGGGTGAGAAGCGAGAGCGGGTATGTGGAGACCACGGTCACCACACGCCTGACCAAGATCATCGGGTCGTATACGTTCCCGCTCTACAACCCGGTCAACTCCAACAACAAGTGGGTAGCGCCGCCCGAGGCAAACGGGGGGCTCATCGTCAACGACTTTTCCGGCGGTGAGCCCTTCTACTACTTCACTTGCGAGGGGCAGCGGTCGGCCTACGGCATGCTGGTGCCTTCGGTGACCATCTCGGGCAACAGCATCAACTGGACCTGGGATCCCGACGTGGTGAACTACCACGTCAGGATGGAGATGTTTCCGAGCCAGCCGACCTCGAACACCGTCGGCGGCATCACCCTTCACTACGGGATCTACAGCTGATGGCCGTTGGACTACGCGTGCGAAACCAGGGCACCGGCCAAATCCAGATTGGCGCCGGCTATCGGAACCTGCAGCTGGCCAAGTCGGGCACGCTCGATACCGGATCGTTCTCCGGCGGCGCGACCGGCGGATCGCCGCCGTTCGCCTCTTGGCCAGATCGCGGGTTCCTGGCCAGCACCAACGGCACGTCCAACCTGCACGTCTGCCGATATGTGAACGACTTAGTGTCGGTGAATACCGGCTTCAGCCTGGTGCAAAGCGGCGTGACGTGCTTCGCATATGCATCGAGGTCGGCTCCAAACAAGTCGCTGGAGTACTACACGTTCAGCGCCGCTGAGCGCGCAGCTTCCGGTCCGGTGGGACTACGGATGCGTGGTGAAGATGGGACGGTCTTCTACGACTCCAGGCGGAAGGGCCTGCGCGTGCTGCAGGTGGTCGCCTTACCTGCGGTCGCTGGGCCGCCTGTAGAGATCGGTCAGTTCTTCCCGGGCACCAAGATCGGCATCGCCATCCCATCGCCGCGTTTCTACTACTCGTCCGTGGCGCAGGACCGTTGCACGATGAACGCCGACTATTTCCACATGACCAGCGATAACAGGATTCACATCTCGAAGCAGGTGGTGGCGCAGCAGACCCTCACCTCCAACACGTTCCCGGTGGGCGGCGTGACGATGGGGCCGCAGAACGCCACGATCTTCATCGTGGACCTGACGGAGGTGCCGCTGGGGTTTGGGTGAGGGGAGCCCTCACGCGGCCGCAATGGGCGCACCCAGATGACGTCATGATTTGGTGACAAAAAAAAAGCCCCCTGATCGCGGGGGCAAAATTTTTAGAAACCCAAAAGCGTGGAAGGGAGCTTCAGCGCTTCAGCTTGGACACCGATAAGGCCATGGTCGCAGTAGCAACACCAAACAGCAGGGCCAAGATGGAGATTGGGTAGAGGTCAGCCCAATCGTTGAGCCTCCGCTCAATGGCGATCGCAACTAGTGCGGAAACGAACCCTACGCTGAATCCCATCAGAAACGCCTTTCCAGGCGAAGCGCCGAGGATGCCGGTTGCGAACGCGATAGCGACACAGAAGATCGCAAATTCCATACATGATCGCCGTAAAGTGAGAGAAGGCTTGAGAAGCATGCTCGAACGGATGACCTAGGATCACTAGCCTATGGAATTCGCTGTGCACGCCAATCTTGAGGTGACAACGCGAACCAAAAGTGGTCAAGTCGTCTTCGCCATCGTTCCTTTCATTCCGTTAAGCGTTGACGTTACTGCAAGCGGAAGGTGTTGTTCCCGCTTGCCTGAACTTGTCCGTGCTTCGAATGCTACTTCGGACGAACAGGGATAATTGGCTTGATCGTTACGACTCCGCTGCCGCCACCGCCGCAGTTTCCGTAGCAACCGCTACCAGGATTAGCTCCACCAGTGCCGCCACCACCGCGACTGCCGCCGCCGCCGGCGCCGCCAGGTAATTTCCCCCGCGCGCGCGCATTGGTTCCTTCCCACGATCTGGACGTCGTCATCTTCCAGTCAACACAGATTGAGCTGCAGATAATTATGACGTCACCAGGGGAATCAGCGGGGCCCTTGGAATCGTCAAAGAAGTCGGTCTTTAGGAAGTGATTCTGATAATTTATCTCCCTGAGGTCGTTCTCCGTCGCAACGGGATAATCCTTGTTGCAGGATACGCAAGTATATGGACCAATTCTGCGGGGCTCTCTGGCTTCCGCTCTATTGAATGCCCAGTACATGAGGGGGATTGTTGCTGCAATTATTAACAGGGACGCTACCTTTGCCCTTCCTGATTTAATCATTTGGAATTTCCATTAGTTTGTGCAGCAGCTTTTGAATATTTCCTTGCTTAATTGCTCGGCGCGGTTCTGTTGCTCTCGTGTCAGTGATCTTCTTAGATCTAGTTGCCTCTGGTTGTTGGGGTTTCCCAATTTGGCGTTGTCATAGGCAATTTGATATGCCAGGCTCTTGATCGGGTCGGCAGATGCCACGATCCCGTTTTCATAGATGTTTGATAGTTGAAAGAGTGCGTTGGTGCTGCCTTGCTTTGATGCTTCTTCAAGGTACTGGATGGATTTCTCTTTCCATTCTGAAACCTTTTCTGGCTTCATTGAATAATCGTCTACATTCCCTAGGATGTGATCTGGATTGATCGAGTACATTATCTTGGCCTCGATTGATCCTTGCTCTGCGGCAAGATCTAGCCAGTTTTTTGAGGTGAATGACGGGTCGCCAAGCAGGCTCTCACATTCAGTTAGCTTTGTTTTGAAGTAATCAATCTCTTGGCGAGAAAATTCTCGCATCTCCGGCTCATTGCTGGCGATGGGAGGGGCGCCCTCCATTGCATTCTGGCAGTCTGAAACCGTTAGAAAAATTTCATACGTAGAGGTCGCGTCGCCGCGCCTTGATGCCGCGAGGAGCCCATTGGCGAACGCAAGGGCATCGCCCGGGGGGCGAAATATTGGCGGTCGTTGTAAGGTGAAAGCTCTTCCGTTTGCTGCAGTGACGTATCGCGAATCAATCTTTCTTTGGGCGGCGAGTTGTACATACGGTGTCGGTTTCACGCCCGCGTCGCTGTCTATATTTGCATTGGCGATTTCGGTGGCTGCATTTTTCGCGCTACTTGAGTCATTGCCAAGCATGATGGCAATGGCTGCGGTTGTTGCTATTAGCAAGGCCAAGGCGGTGATGGACACATTCTTCCGATTCATGATCGATTTCTTAGGTTGTGAGACGTGCCTATTGATATCTAAAACGTCGTCAGGGCCCAACTTCCCTACGTGATACGGGTGAATTATTCATGAGGCATTCATAATGCAGGGCCTGGTCTGGGCTGCACCTTCTAGGTCTTTTCAGTTTGGTCGCGTTCCATCGGATCTTCGACGACAAGCGGCCCCCGTTCTACGAGCACCGCCTGGCGGCGTAGGGAACCTCCGATCCAGCGGCGACCGGTTGCCTGATGGCGCGGGATAGGAAGGAGGGGCATGCTGACCCTGCCGGATCCAGGGCCGCAGGCAGCTCAACCCGGAAGCGCGTGAGCAGCGCCGCGCCGGCTCAGGGTCGAGCCGGGCTCTACCCGCAATTCGTGCAAATTGACGATTTCGTCAAATCGCCGGTGCAGCGCTTAACAACTCCTTCCCCGAACGATTCATCCAGGTCGCCGCCGCGTTCGCAGGATCTGCGACCGCCGGCCGTATGCTGCCGGCCATGATCTCCTCGACCTACCAAGGCTTCCGCACCGCGCCAATTCCATCTGGCTGGCTCCAGACAGGGGAGCGGTGGGATCTTTGGTGGAACGGGCGCTCAGTCGCCAACATCACTCCGGCACCCGGCCGTGGCGTCCGCCTTTACCTGGATGCGCGAAAGATCTTCGAGACCAAGAGGGTTTTCGCCGCCAGCGTGTCTCAGGGCAGGCGCTATGCCGAGCGCTGGTGCGCCGCCAGGCTGTATCCCGACCTGCCTCTGCGCGAGGCCGTTGCCCGGCTGACTGACACCACGCCGATCCAGCCGGCACCACCACCGCCCGGCCTGCCGCCGACCCGTGAGCAGCAGCAACAGGCCCGGCGTCTGGCCGAGGCCGGCGCGAGGGAAATCGAGCGGATCAAGGCAGCGCTCGAACCGCGCAAGCCGCCGGCAGAGACGAAACCCCGAGCGAGGGACGCCCGCACTAAGGCGTGGGTGAGGGCAGGGCTGCAGCAGATGCGGCGCGGCGTCTGAGAGGCCCGAGCGCGCTCCGCAATTGCTGCGAATACTGCGCTTCTCTCGGTAAAAACGAACCTGCAACTAGGCACATTGCGGAGCGGGAATCCGTGATAAGTCATTGAAACACATGTTTTAATGACGAGCTTCCCAAGCTACTGACGTGGGTTCGATTCCCATCGCCCGCTCCATTTGTCACGTGATCTGCGCTTAAGTTGTTGATAGCGCACGTGTGAACTGGCAGAAGAACGAATGCTCAAACGACCTGTTTAGGTATCGTTCGAGGTATCGTTTTTGCCCAAGCCGCTGCTTCTTGCTCGTCCCAGTGGGCTATACGCCCGCTTTCTTGTGCCCATCGATCTGCGTGGCGCCGTCGGTTCGCGTTTCCTCGTTCGTCCTCTCCATGAGCCTGCCGGCGATAGGGCACGGCTGGTGGCCGCCTGCATGGGCGTGGCACTCTCTCAGGCATTCGAAGCGATACGCCAGGGGGACGCGGTGGATCTGAAGAAGGCACTGGAAGCGGCACGCGCTGCTGGGCGCAGGGACCTGATCATCAGAGGCATGACCCTGCGCAACGGAACACATGTTGCTGAGGCTCAGCTGGAAACACTCCAGGACGTGGAGATGCTGGAGCGGCTGATGGGCCAAGTGGCGGAGAAGGATCCGCTGGCTGCTGCGGTGGCCGGCTACCCTCCTCAGGTGCCCACGTCGGCTGCGGCCCCGTCAGGACCACTGCTCTCCGCCTGCATCGACAAGCATCTGGCCAGCTTGGGAAAGCTGGCGCCGAAGACCATCATCGAAAGTCGGCACAGCCTGCGAATTCTGTTGGGCCTTGTTGGGGACATTCCTGTCGCCACACTGGACGCTGACCACGTGCAGGCCTTCATGGACGCAGTGGAGCATTGGCCCAGAAACGCAACCAAGAACAAGTTGTATCGCGACCTAAGTGTGCCTCAGGTGCTTGCGCTGTCGAAACGCAACGCAGAGAAGCCGCCGGCCAGTGCGACGCTCAACAAGCATTGGGACAGATTGGGGGTGTTTATTTCGCACCTGCGCAAGCAGCGGCTTCTACAGCTTGACCCGATGGAGGGCGTCGCCTCACCGTCGGAACGGCGGGGAGTGGAGGAGCCGGAAACGGGTCGCCCGTTCACGCATGACGAACTGAAGGTGGTATTCGGGGCAGGTTTCTTGCGCTGGGCCTCGAAGTATCCGCACCGCTTCTGGGGGCCGATACTGGCCTCTACAGCGGCGCGCGCGTGAACGAGGTGGCGCAGCTGCGCGCAGCAGATGTGATGCATGTGGATGGGGTTGCCGGCTTCCTGGTCACAACTCGGGGAGAAGGAAACAAGGTCAAGAACACGAGCTCACTGCGGTTTGTTCCATTGGCTCAACCGGTGCTGGATGCAGGTTTCCTCCATTTCGTAGATGAGGTGCGAGCGTCCGGCGTGGATCGCCTTTTCCCGGACCTTCCCAACAGCACAGGACTGGGCTTTGGGCGTCAGCTGTCACGTCAGTTTTCGACCTACATCAAGCGGCAAGGCGTCACCGAAGAGGGCATGGGATTTCATGCCTTTAGGCATTACTTCATCACCCACACGGATCGAGCGCTGCTGGCCACCGGCATGGAGGTCAGTGCCAGGGACGTGGCCATTGGCCGCATCACCGGACATGGCAAACCGCCCAAATCGGTCTTGCGAAAAGTCTACGTGGACAACAGCGGGTTGGCCGTGCCAGCGGCAGTTCAGCCAGAGACCTTGCCTCTGCGGGTGGAGACGTTGGCGATGTTCAATCCGCCGGTGACCCTGCCGTCGCATGTGCCGGGTCAATTTGGGGAGAACTTGCAACGGGCCGCTACGGAAGCCAAGCGAATTGCGCGAGAGGCAAAAAGAAACAAAACATCCGCATGA